TCTTCCCGTATAATAGCGGTTGCGCCGGCTGCAGCTTTACCCAATGTGGATCCGGGAACAAGCCCTTGTGGTTTGCTGGAATTATCACCGGTAGTAAAGTGAGTATTTAAGATACGGCCCATACGCTCAGAAGCAATATCATTGGTTTCTGAATCAATGTTGATCAGCAGATCATCAAAAGATTCCCAGGACCATTTGATTATACCAGAAGTATATGACCATGCTTTCATAATGATCTCAGCAAATGTTACGTCCTTAACGGTATCACCAACTCCCTGGGCTATGATAGCACCCGTATTGGAAGTATCGTTTACAGTAGGAATATGGTAGTCACCGCCGCTGGTGTGTTTGTAACGGATTCCGCATGCTTCCAGTGCCCCAGAAAAATACAACATAGATTTATACAGCTCTCTTTCCCACTCTTCCGGCATGGCGTAACCGCCCAGGGTTGTGGTAGATGAAATTTGGGTGGCTGTTCCCCGTTTTTCGCCTTTCTGCAGCACTGAACGATGTTCTCCTGGCATTTCCATTAAGCCATATACCAGATAGTGACGAAGGGCCGTTTCATAGGCTCTCTTTTCTGAATCAGTGGCCTTAGCAGCTGGTAATACACCAGCGCCCCTTGTTTCAGCATCAGGACTAACCTTATCATCAAGCAATGCCTGATACTGGCCAATACGCTGCTCAATGTCAGTGCTGGCCTGGCTTCGTTTTTCTGCCAGTATGCTATCCCTTTCTGCTGTCAGCTTGATAACATCAGCATTGGCTTTGTCAAAGAAAGCCAATTCATCTTCGGTAGCGGTCTTATTGTCACGTTTGCTGACCTCAGACCATTTATCCTTGACCTGGGCTATAATACCAGCCCTTTCTTCAAGAACGACTTTCTCTGAACGGAGTGTTCCCATAGTGTTTTTGATTTATGAATAAGATAAAAGTTTATGAATTTTAATCATCGTTTCAATTCGCTGAGCATCCGTTTTGGGCTTCTGCAGTACGGACCTTATTTCATCCATACGGCGCTTATCAATTCTGGTTTGTGGATAAGCCGGGAATGCTGTTGGGCTTACATCAGTTACCTTACGGATACGGTTTATTTTCCGTTCCATAACTCCATCATCATTCATGCCCCATTCATCGTCTTTATCCCAATCCAGATTGAATGCAAAACTGGATTGATCAACGTCACCCCTGGTTACAGAAATAAGAGCATCCTTACCTAATGAAGTTTCTGCAATTTGACCAGAATAAAACAACCCCTTTTGATCAGCACGAATTTGTAATGTTTTACTTTTTGTACGGGCCAAAATGAAATCTCCATTGTGGTTCCATAACATTCTTACATCGGATAAATCCGCTTGATCAAAAGCACCTGGTTGAATAGTTTCAATGAAACCCATGTCCAGTGAGCGAACACCATAAAGAGCACCATAGCCCTCTATAATTTTACGATCTTCGCCGGCTACTCTTACTTCACCGGTAAAATGTCTTACTTCACTCATTTTTCTTTTAATGTTTGAACGTCAGGTTGCATTGTGCCAGCGCCCTTTTTGCTGGCCTTCATTTCAAGCATCTTATCTACTGCATCCACCGGGATCATATTGTTACCCTGGATCCAGTACCTTTCTCCACCTTCCACTTTATTCATTTTCAAAAATGCCCTGCCTTCATCACGATTGATCCAGCCCATGTTGAATAACTTATTGTAATACTCTGACATGGTTTGCAAATCACCGCTGGTAAGGCCGGTTTTATCGAAATCAAAAAAGAACTCCCCTTGCTGATTATCACTGATAAGTTTTCTGGTCAATTCCTGGGCTATTTTGCAGCACCAGCCATCCAGGGTATATTTCTTAAAGTCAAGTGAAATTTGCTCAACGGAAGCATAGGTGGGCTTGTTCTTTGAATCAAGCATATATTCAGGAACCCCATAAATCCGGGAAATATCTGATATGCTTTTATCTTTTACCGTTTCATATCCGGTATCCGGTATGGAAGGAGTAATTTTTTCGTACTTGCCACCAGCATCCACAATGGCTGTTTTTCCGGCCTTGTTAGGACCACCATGGGCGCTTTGCCATGAATCCCGGATCTTCTTATAGGCCGGATCACCAAGGACCGTTGGGAAAAACAGGGCGCCCGAAGGGAAAGCACCGTTTTCCAGGAATGTTTTTACAAAATCCCTCATACTGGCTTCGGTGGCAAATGTATCCTTGTGGGTAAGTGTGGTATTCATTCCACCAACCCCATTTACTGTAAGCCCCATGAAGTGTATTACATCATCCGAATGCAGAATGTAGCGCTTTTGGGTTACCTGGTCACGAACATGAAATTCCAGGTGTGGATCCGGGTGGTACAATAGGTAAATATTGTCAACGAAATCCCATGGAATTATTTCAAGGGCATTAGGTATTCCGGAACCGTTACGCCGGATTCTGGTAACACCATTGCCGGCAATCAGGGTATTAACCATCATTGCCGCTCTCCAAGTATAGGAAGTATAAAGTGGGTGGGGGCTTAAAGCAACCAGCTTATTGAGCGCATGGTTCTCAGCAATTATAATATCCCCATCTTTCTTTTTCTGGTAAAGGTATAATGGCATTGTTGCTATAATATCCATCAGGATATATATAGCTCTCCAAGCCGGGGTAATAGTCAGGACATTGTTTTCAGTAATGGATTTAGGATTCCCGGTGGACGAACCAAAAATGGCATCCATAACGCTTGACATGGATTTACCCGGATTCCCAAAAAAGTCAAATGTCCTTTTTATTAGGCGGCCCACCACGTTTCCATTGGCTTCTGCCATGGAAACAAATGTATCTATCTCAATGCTTTAGGTATAATGATTTTTTCCACTACATTTTCCACATGGGTTCTGATATGTTCCCAATAATATATTCTGGACTTACGGAAGGAATGATAATTTTTATATTTCCGGCCACCATTTTTGTTTTTCCAGCGCCGTTCTGCCAGGTCATACGCCTCTCTTTGGGTTTTAGCTATTGGTAAGCATAATTCAAAGATTTTATTGAACTCAATTATGCTAGGACGTAAGCTGGTTTTACCTTCTGCCATTGCTTTCATCAATTAATTTTCTAAATGCTATCCTAATTGCATCACCCCAAAAAATTTCTATGTTACCATTGGTTGCTATGGCCACTTGCTTGTAAACTCTGGCTATGTTTGTTTCACCGGTTTCATGGTCATAAATCATTACAACAACATACTCATCTAAGCCAGCCGGTATTTCAGGGCAATCAAAATGAAGAGTGACGGTTTGTGCTATTGCATCCTGAGTGTGGACCGTAAATTTTCCAAAACGATCCACCAGCATATCAATTACACCGGGTTCCTGTAGGTAGTGCTCAGAACAAACTAATAATCCCATTTTAATTCGCTTGATCTTCCTGAACGATTATAGATTGAATTTCCGGCTCAAAATTTGCGGCTTTGCATACCCGTAAAAACATTTTCTGAGGAACACAAAATATTTCCCCAGCTAATTTCTTATGGCGCTTTAATACAAAATTGCAAAATACTTGTGGGGTTACACCGCCACGAATTAACATTTTAGGACGGTTTACAAATGCATCAATATCATCTTGCATATCTAAACCGAATGCTGGTAAATTATGGACCACCTTAAACGTTACATCAATAAGGCGGCCACCAAATGTAACCACTGAAAGTATGCCCTGATCTTTATGTATTTCCATATTTTAAATTACTCTAATTTCGCTTGCTTGTGAGGATCCGTAAATGCCCTTCCACTCCATGTATTGACCCAGGGCCATAACCATTGCAACGGCACCATCTACTTTTCTCTTTGGATCCTTCTTTGTTATTTTAACACGACCATCAGCATCCCTCTGTAATGCAATATTTCCGATCATCCACCTCATTACACTATTACCGTCATGGACAATGGCACCTTTGATAAATAACTCAATAAATTCCCTGGTAGGATTATTCATATTATTAATCCCCTGGTAAAACGGATCCATTATTATCCCCTCATTAGTAAGTTCGGCGGCGGTTTGTGTGGCATTGGATTTATCATAACCGATATTCACAACCGGATAATCTTTGTTCCAGCTGAGCACCCGGTTTTTCAAATAATTGTAATCAGTAGTATCCCCTGGTGTTATTTCCAGAAAGCCATCATGCACCCATTGAGCATGTGGTTCGCCTTGCTCAATTCTCTTATTGCAGGTGTCCTCACATAACCAGGTGAAAAGTACGAAAATATATTTTCCATCGTTCATTTCCGGATCAAATAAAAATGCCTGGCATGTCATATCACTTGTTTGCCCAAAATCAGTTCCACCCCAGCACATTACGCCTCTTTCCCTTTGATCCACCAGGTCAACCTTTCCTTTGCACCGCATAAATATTTCATCCGAAATAGGATTATCATGGCTGGCCACCCATATATTCAGATTCTTTGTTTTAAAGTCAACCTCTGCCAGTGGACCGCCGGCAACCGCTGTTTTAAACAGATTCATCATGTTAGATACCTTCACTGTTTTTCCAAGGTTAGGGTTGGCCTTGTACCACACCTTTGGGTTTTTCCAATCATCCTTTTTATCCAGTGTAAATATTATAGCCAGCAATGAATCATCTTTTAATGTACCATTGAGCACCTTAATCGCCTCTTCTCTGGATACAGTGTAACATGGCGCTTGCAAATTAAAACCAGCGGTTGTAATCAGATAAAGTATTGGCTGCAACCTTGCTACCTGAGCATTTTTCATTGAATCAGCAACCAATGAAGTTTTGTGAGCATGGTATTCATCCACAATACCGATATGTGGATCCAGACCGTCAATACCATTGTAATCAGATGAAAGCGCTTCAATGTAACTTTCGGTTTCCTCAACATAAATCCGGTGCTGGACCAACTTGATCATCCTATGAAGAGTGCGACTATCTTTACGAAGATTTTTAGCCATACTCTTTGCAGCATTGAAAACATAACGGGCTTGATCTCTCTTTGTAGCTACACTGTAATACTGAGCGCCGTACTCACCATCCAGTAGGGCACATATCCAAATTAATGCAGCACATTTTTCTGATTTACCTGACTTCTTTGCAGTTTCCTCATATACCCTGGTGAAACGCCGGTATGGTAATTTGTTTCCACGATCATCGTATCTCTTCCAGCCGAAGAGTAACATAAAAATAAAACACTGGAAGGGCTGCAGATCAAATGGCTTATTGGCGAACTCCACCCCCTTGGTGAATTTCAATAATCTAACAAACTCTAAATAAAGTTTTGCTGCTTTTTCATCGAACCAGATACCACGCTTAGGACCTTGGTTCTTTAAATCTTTAATGTGGCGCTCAACTGCTTGCTTTACATAAATACAAGTAAGCTCTTTACCAGATACAACGTCCTTAATGTATTGCTGAGCACGTTTGTAAAATTCCATTCTTATACTGACTTGCGTAACTCATCTGCCATTTTCATCATTTGGTTAAATGGATCAGATTCGTCCTCTTGGCCGCCACCCTGGTTAAACCCACCTAAATTTTCTCTTGACTTAGGACCAATGCCAAGCACTTCAAAATATCTTCTTATGTTTTGCTCAGCTTTATCAGCAAGTGTAACGTAAGGACTTATTTGCATTGCACCGGAAGAGTATTCCATTACAAAACCATCCTTCTTTGTGGTTGTACGTTGTTTAATTTTTTCAAGGGCATGAATGTAAATCTCCATCCACTTTGCAGCCTGACCAACAATGTATGAA